GTTAAAAAAAAAGACACCACCCAGATGTCTGAGTGATGTCTATATATTATAATATATTGATTGATGTGTCAACTAGCCAAGCCAAGTGATACGGCTAGTTCTTTAGCTTGCTCGTCATCTATTGTTACCCAAGTATGACCATCAGCTATTTGTTCTGGTGTTTGTGCTTGTTCTTTAGTTATTAATCTTTTAACACCTTGTAATTTATTTATAAGATGATAACCTTGATTAACATATTCACCTTGATGAATTCCCTCATTGTATCTATAAGTTCCATAACTATAATCTACATACCAAGCATCTTCAATAGGTATTACCTGTTTAGGTATTTCTCCAACAGTATTTAAACAAGTCTGCCAATGTACATTAAACCATTGATCCATACACCTTTGACCACAGAACATATGATAGTAATAAGATTTAGCTTTATTAGATTGATAATACTTACTACCTTTACTACCACGAATTTGTGATTGTGTTTTTTTCTGTGGACATTTTTTATTCTGACACCACCTATCCATTAGACATCTCCTTTCTGCTCAAAGTCCTCAAAGTTTTTAGCATATAAATTTTTAAGTAGAGTCCTTGTTGCTTTTGGAAACTCAACTTTAAAACTATCTGAGTCTGCTAAATAACTGAATTTTAAGCATTTTTTACCTATCAGTAAATACCTTAGTCTTTGGTTCATAGGTACATTTCTAAACTTATAACCCTCTTGCACATCAAGATCAGTCACAAGCATATTGTGTTCCTGTGTGGTAGTTCTCTTACCACCTTTTTTATACAACCTCTTACCAGTTGCACCATCAATTTGAAACTGTCTATCTTTAGTATCAAATCGCATGATTCTTTTTTCACCAATCACTTCTAATCTTTTAGGCTTCTTATAAAAAAAAGCACGACCCTTTTTGGATTTATACTTTTCTATTTCAGCATCAATAAAGACATGAAGTTCTGGCTTTGTTATATGTAATGTATCCATACTATTTCCTTATTGTTGATTGATTATTTCGGAAGTGCATGATTAATGTAATTAACAAAACCTTGTCGACACTTGCGTGCTTATACGACTTAGACTAGCCCTAGTGTGAGGCTCATGCACTCCCCCTTGATTGTAAGCTAATGATTGTAGTGTTGCATTAGTCTAATAACAAAAAAGGGTAGCCAACTCTCGCTGACTACCCTTTAGTTATAACATACTAGATTGTGTATGTCAATCTGTATTGACTGGTTGTACCTCTGCTTCTTGAAGTTCAGCTTGTGGTACTGGATGTGTAATAGGAACAACCATTTGGTGTTTCTCCCACAACGCAGTATCACTATTCCAATACACAAAACACTCTTTAGCTTTCGCTAACTCAAACTGAAGTTCTTGTGTAGGTTTGCCGTCATTCTCAATACGAGCAAGGCAGTTGAT